CTGCAGTGTCTAAATAATTTTCACGAGTGTTGAGATCTGTACGGAAGGCCAGTGCCTGGCCCATAAACGCCATTACATCCAGCAAGGCAATAAATTCACTAGACTCAATATAGTCGTTGAATGTTTCTGGGTAGTACAGTCGTATGTAATCAACAAAACTCTTGCGAAGAGTTTCAAAGTCATAACTTTGGAAGTTGGCTTCTTGGTAGGTTTGATAGATTCGTTTCCAATCTTCAACACCAAATACCGCAGTTTGTCTAGTAGTTTTTGCCATAATAATCCATCTTGTAGATTATTTATGGCGAAAATAAACCACCCAGTTTATGTTTACACGTAGCCCGCAGTTTGATTTTGCTGATCAAAAAACAATGACAAGAACTGTGTTGTTTGACCAGGCACTGTGGTCAGTGCAATCTGTATGAGTATACCGTTGTCTTGCGGAAACAATTCAACATTTTGAATATAGATTCGAGGATCTAATCCGGCCACACGTTGTATTTCTGCCAGGATTGCTCGTTCAGTGTCTTGTGTTTGATTTTCAAACAGATAACTCCAGATCACTGTGCCGTACCCAGGGCGGCCAACCAGTTGCCCTTGCTGTATGTTAAATGCATTTAACAAGTCACGCTTGATCAATTCAAAGTCTACCAGAGTAAACTTCTTTGGTTGGTTGATTGTGTTAAATCCTACAAATGTTGTCATATTGTACTTATGTTATTATACAGTTGCGTTGGCCAATAGTGCCCGTATTTCTGCCAACAGTGCCTGAGCCCTGGGATCGGCTCTGCCAACCTTGGCTATTAGTTCTTCATATTCATCTTGCAATTTTAATGCTTTGCTTGCGTCAGCAAACCTGGCAGCTCCTGGGTCTGGATTTAATCCTACTCTTTCACGTGTTATTGAATCTGTGCTTGAAGCTAATGCACCTAACCCACTGGCAGCGCCTAACGCACCCGACAGACTTCCTGCTAGGCCACCTAATCCGCCCAAGCTGCCCACGCCACCTAATCCGCCTAGAGCACCTGCGGCCAAGCCACCTAACGCACCTAATCCGCCCAGGCCACCTAGCGCACCTGTAGCTTTGGACAACAGTCCACCAGCATCTAGTCCACCAGATAGCAATCCTTTGGCTTTACTTGCGGCATCAGTCAATGCAGATGTATCAACTGCTTGCGGGCTAAAGTCAGGCAATGCTATTTTATCACTGCCAATTAATTTGGCAGTTGCCGCATTCAATGTGGACCTGTCAATAGTGCCTTTAAATCCAGCAGCAGGAACTATGCCAGCCACAGCAGAAGGCAATTTAGTATCACTAAAGTTAACTGCAAACTCTCCCTGTTTGGCCAACGAATCCATTTTAGATGTTAACCCAGATGTTAATTTACTAGCGGCGCCAGTTAATGCTCCGGCGGCACCACCGAGTGCTCCTGACAACGCACCTGATGCTCCAGCCAATGCACCGGCAGCGCCTCCAGACAATACATTGGCTATGCCTGATGCGCCGCCAGATAATGTGGCAGTAGCACCTGATAATGTTCTAGACAATGCGCCAGTGGCGCCTGATGTAGTTTTGGCCCATTCAACTGCTGTGCCAACTCCATATTTACTGGCATTTGCTAACAGGCCACCAAGTTGTGCTGTACCATTGTCAGCCAATGCTGACACACTGCCTAAGTTACTAGTGATACTGCTGAGTGCTCCAGTAGCACCTCCTGCTAATCCACCAAGTGCACCAGTAACACTTCCTAGTGCGCCCGTCAATGCTCCAGTAGCACCTCCTGCTAATCCACCAAGTGCACCAGTAACACTTCCTGCTAATCCACCAAGTGCACCAGTAACACCTCCTAGTGCGCCCGACAACCCGCTGGTTAAACTAGATAAACTGCCAGAAGCTATACTGCTCAATTCTCTAGGAAGTTCTACTAGACCAGCACTGGGAGATATCAAACTTTTTCCCGCATTGGCGGCCGCATTATACAGCAGTCCTGTTGGTGCTTTTAAATCAGTACCTGGGGTCACAATTTCTCCAGTTTTAACCAAAGTGTCAAAACTAGACTTCATTAATCCAAACTGTATTTTGTCCTGTAGTGGAGGATTTTTCAACAAGTCTGCAACCCCGGCGACTCCATCTTTGCCGGTCCATACACTGGGACTTTTCAATACATCAGTTAATCCAATCATTGTTGTTGTCCTAAAAATCTAGCAGTGGTGCCGCATTTTAAATATCCAGCGTCTTCTAATTGTTGCGCACTTAGTCCATACTTGCCAACACCTAGTTCGTCGGTTACTACATCAGCAGGTTGACACACACTGGCCGCAACAGCAGCCATAACAGCCTGCACCTGTGACGTTGATAGCGGACCAATTCCTTCTGTCACAGTTGATTGGCCCACATAATCTGCCACTGTGATGCCGTTGTTAATGGGCACATTGGTAAGAACTGGCAATGAAGATATAATTGTTTGGTTAGACCCAATGGCGCCACCTTTATAAATTGCCAACAATGGAATATCTGGAACACCTGCTGTGCCTCGATCAAGACGAGATTGAGTGAACTGTATTAGTGTTGTTTCAATTGATTGTAACTGGTCTCCTGACCGTAATCCAACAAATACGCCAGCTGCCAACTGTTCAAGATATATTTTCTCTGCTTGTGCTATAGTGGCACCTGCAGGACCTTCTAATGTAAACAACTGCCCGTTTGGCAATGTAAATGTAAACTTAGCCATTTGACGCACCTGTTACTGTTCCTGCCCAACCTGATGGCAATGGCGGAGTGTTTGGAGGTGTAGTCGGCTGTCCTTCTTCCATTGGTATTTCAACATTGACACCTTGATTGTGGAATGGCCATGGTTCGTGGGTGGGAGCTCGTGTTACAATGCTTTCTAATCCTGTGGCTGATATTTGCCAGCCTGTGGCATTGTTAAATTCAGTGTCGGGCATTATGCGTTTTTCTAACTTGACAGGAGGTTGTACATTTTCAGCTGATCCGCCATTGAGATCAATTCCGCCGGCTCGCAACACCATTGCACCACCTGCGTTCCAAGATCCATTGTTGCTGACCACAGCAAGACTGCCGTCAGCACGTACACCAATGCGAGCCTTGCTGTAAAGAGTCATTTCAGCATTGCTGGATAGGGTTATTGTTCTTTCACTTTCTAACGTTGTGCCGGTCATACTTTTCATATTGATTGTGCCGCCGGCAAACATGTTGATATCTTTGTCTGCGTGTAGATTAATTGTGCCTTGTGTGCGAACATTAACTGAGTTTGTGGCATACACATCAATTGTGCCTTCTTGTCCAAATTCTAACCACGCTTGTCCATTGGCATGTATGATGTAAAAGAAGTTGCCGTCATCACTCATGGTGATTTGATGTCCACCAGCAGTGCGAATTCGTACCAGTTGATCGTCGCCTTCCAAGTTGCCATCATCCAGCACAATACTGTGACCGCCCTTGCGGCCAATTACATTGACATCCGCGGCAGCAATCGACCCGGCAGCAATACGTTTTTTAATGTCAGATTCAGTTAGGCCGCCTTGGTATACTGGGCGACCTGGAGTGCTTACTCCAAACACAGAACTAGGACTTTCTCGCTGACTGGTTGATCCTATAGGACCACGTTGTGTATCGCCAAGTGTTCCTTGCTGGAACATTTCTGCGGCTAGAAAACTGTGTACAGGCTTTGGCTGGTTAAAGAACTGTGGGTTATCATCAATTTTAGAATTGTTTGGATTGATTTCAGTCACCGGCAACACTGTGGCACCATTGTAATAGCTTTTTTGATCACTGTTTTGCAGGTCAAACGCCTTGCTTGATCCAATTGCAGGAACCATATGCGTTATGCCTGCGTTAGGAATACAACCTATATAATATCCCAAACTTGGGTCGCCGCCAGCAAATACGCACAACACACTAACTCCAACATCAGGCGGTGTAAACCACATGCCGTAACTTTGTGGATTACCGTCAAGGTATCCGCCAACGCTGGTGGTGTCGCCTTTTTTGCCAGGGCTCGGTGGAGTAGATCCATAAAACCCCGGACAATAACTCACTGTACGCCATAGTGTTTTATCTTCTGGGTCTGGTCCAGCAAACTGCTCAATGTAAACTTGTAGTCGACCTTGTCTAGTAGGATCAACATTATTTTTTACTACACCAACAAATGGTCCAAAGTCTGCTGGCGTGCCGCCACGATCAAGTTTGTAGTTTTGGGCAGTGCCCCCATTTCTAATAATATTATCTGACATTATGTTTCTCTATTAATTTGTTGGATTGGAGCAGTCCCAGCTGGCCCAATGCTTTGTTGTGCTACAATCAGTGCCTCTTCTGGTGTTGCACCTGCGGCCAGTGCATTTTGATACGCGGCAGTTGATTCAAGTGATGTTGTGTTGGCACCTAGACTTTGTTGTGATACAACCGCTGCTTCTTCTGGTGTTGCACCTGCGGCCAGTGCATTTTGATACGCAGTAGTTGACTCAACCTGCTCTGGTGTTGGGTTAACTGTTTGTGGAGGATTGGTTAATGTTTCAGTTGGAGTATTAGCAAGAACTGTGGCAGCGTAATTACGTTCTGCTTGTTCTGCCTGATCAGGCAGTGCCGGTGTGGCGATTGCATTTTCTAATGCTGCCGGACGAACACCAGGATCAAACACACTTTCGGCCACATCGGCTCGTTCTACTTTTGCTGCCGCTGTTGCGGCTTTGGCAGCACCGGCTGGATCTAATAGATCAATGAACACGCCTTTGAGATTTTGTTCAAATTTACCTCTGCTGAATTTGCTAACACAGTGTGATGCTTTGTATGTATAAATGGCCTGTGGTGCGCTAGAAACATTGGGGTTTGCTAATCCAGTGCCTGTCAAGTCATAATCTACACCTGGATTCCATTGTAGATCGAAAATAATTTCCTGAGCGTCAAAGTTAATTGAGCCGTCAGCATTGAACGGATTAAAATTATAATTTGTTGAACTGATTCCTGTGGCAGCTTCGCCCTGTTGTAGCCAAGCCGGATCGCCGACAATAGTTAACTCGCAGTTGGCAATGTCTGTTTTGCTGTACAGGTAATCAGCGGCTGATGCACCCACTGCGTTGGCCTGGCCTTCGGCACCTTGATTACTGCTGCCGGCCACTGCTGCCTGAAATTCTCGTGGTGGTGACTCTCTGTTGTTTTGTATTCTGGCGTCGGTTAAGATTTTTGGATTGGTAAAAGTTGTAGCATATAACTTATTAAACTTTTGTTCAAATTTAAGAACCTGTGTGTTCTGTCCAGTGAACCAGTATTTGTAACTTTTGTGGCGTCCGCGGATCTTGCTTGCTGGAAAATATTCACTTTGCATACTGTTTATAGGATATGCAGAAATTACATAGGTGATATCATAGGCAAAATCATTGCGTTTGTTATCGCGCGGCAGTATTGGTGTGGTTCGTACGGAAATTTTATACCACACTAGATCACCCAGGGGTTTTTGAGGTTTTACTTCAGTAGTGACTTCATCGTTGATATACGCTGCCTGATCAGCAATGTACGTGCTGTTTTTTAATATTTCATTGAGAATAACCACAACTGGTGTGCCAGCACGAAAGTCAAATGTTCTAACATCGTAATCAGCAGAGTTGCTTGCAGGGTTCACTTTGTCTGCAGGATTTTTTGCCTGTTGCATTGGAACTTTGGCTTTGTTGGGCTTTCCACCTTTGGTAACACGAGCGTCACCCAGTGCTGCCGGGGCAAATTCTACACTGTACCGGTTTGCTACTTCCCACACACCTTGTTTAACTAAATCGGCTTCTGTGTTGTTTAGTGCTTCTATTAGGCCAACTGCAATATTTTTGCTGACGCTAGGGGCCGCGTTGGCCTTGGGTGGTGCTGCCGCGGCTGGAGTGCTGGCATCTATGGCATTGTCAATACTTCGTACGCTTGCTTGTGTTGCCATGTTATGCTCCTACGTAATCGCCAAGAGTTCCAGCACCTACATCTTGCCCGGCCTCGCCAGTGATCACCAGAGTCTGAGGTGTTGTGGTTGATGCGGCAGCTGGGGCGGCTGGCTTGGCAGGCGTTGGAGTTGGTTTTCTTCCGTCGGCTGGTGATACTTCAGCCACTACAACTCCTTTGGTTAATAAATCTTTTACAGTGGCACCTGAAATTTCAATATTTGATTTGATCACGCCTAAGTTTGTTCCAAATCCCACTGTGTACGGAACTGCAACTCCTTTAACGTGATACTCAATCAACTTGTTAGACACTGTAAAGTCAATGTCAGCCAACTTGAACGGTATGATTTTTTCAACAACGGCATTTTTGTTATCAGAGTCGCTGGCTTGAACAATTTTTCCATTTTCGTCATAGCCGTAAAATCGTATGACCAGTGCATATATTGCGGCTGAATATGATATCTTGGAATCTTTGTATGCGCCCTTCACTGCTTTCCAGAGATTGTCAATCAGTGTTATGGCTGCAGTTTCAGTCACTGTAAAACTCAGTTCTGCGGCATTGTGTGCGCTGTTGCTTCCTTTGCCAGTGATAACACTTTTTATTTCCAAGTTATCAAAATAGTAATCCAGGCCAAAAAATGGATTTCTTCCAGCAGACTGTGAAACCCCGGCCACTGCGCCGCCGGTTGTTAATTCAGGTTGTACTCCTTCGACAGTTGATGGTGCACCTCCACTTTGAATCAATAAATTATATTGACTTATTGTTATTTTACTGGTTTTTTGCAAAGCAGTGTATTGTTCAGGTGTCAGTAGATACCAACCAATGTTGTAGGTATAACTGGCGTATTGATCCAATACATTATCTCTTGGGGCAAATGCTGATTGGTTGGCCTGTGTGGCCGCTATAATTTGTTTGGTGTTTGCCGCGGTTGATCCATCTTCGCCTTTGGCACCCACACCCGGAGCGCCACCAGGTCGTCCTTCAGTCTCGTTGCCGGTGTTGGCTGGCGGTACACTCTGTGTTTCTGTTAGGGTCTTTACCGGAGGATTGGTCCCGGTTTCTGTATTCTGTGCCAAGGTGGCAGCTTCGGTGGTTGTGAGTCGTCCGGTACTGGCTGGAGCTGGTGCCGGATTCTGTGTGGCACCGGCGGCACTGTTGGCAACATCTGCGGCCGCAGATGCGGTCGGCGATGTGGTTGCTTCTTTCTCAGCAGCTTCAGCAGCCACGGCAGCATCAAGTTCTTTTTTTAATGCAGTAAGTTTTTGATTTTCTGCGTTAAACGCCAGTCTGGCCGCTTCTACTGCGCCAACTTGACCCAATGCCACTCGTTCGGCTTCTGTGCCATTTTGATAGGCAGCAGATTGTGCAACGGCTGCTTGAGCAGCAGTGAGTTCTCGCCGCAATGCCAGCACTATCTGATATTGTGCTTCCCAACGTGCATCTAATTCTGCTACTGTTGCCATCGTTTAAAACCCCAGTACTGAACGCAGTGTGCTCAACTTGGGCACGTAGATAAACGTATTGATTTTAAAATCCAATGGCGGCTTGGTCAGTGTGTTGGGATTGCGTTGATAGAACACCCACCACAGTCCGCCATTGTCGTACAGGTCAAATGCCAATAGGTCTGGACGATACTGGTAGGTTTGATTGATTGTGAATGGCAAGTCATCGCTCTGGCTGGGTATTGGTCTATTGACCATGGCATCCAAAAAGAACTGACTGTATCCTGTGGTATAGTACGGACTGGTTGCGTTGTAAGTTGCCATTACCAGAATCCTCCTTTGAGTAGGTCACCATTGGCATACTGTCGTAAACTGAACTGCTGGCTTTGTTGCTTGCGACTTTGAACCGGCAGCAGTGATATGGCTATGGTCATTTTGGTCGGCACATAGGTTGGAGTATTTTGACCAAATGATGCAGGCGCAGGTGGTTTGCTCATTCCGCCTTTGGGCAATCCAGCGTTGGCCAAGCGATTGATGGCTCCACCTAAGACATTTCCTAGTATGCCGCCACCAAAGGTTGTACCTGGACCTGTGGGATTGCCACTTTGACGTTTGTTAAGCATGTTACTGTTGTTGACGTTGGGACTACGAGCACGTATATAGTCCACATCCACAGGCAGGTCGTAAGTAAACGACTGCACCACACAGGGATGCTCATTGAATTGAAATTCACCCAGGCCGGTGAGATACACCAGGGGCGGCGGTGTGCCACGTTGAGGATCTTGACCATAGAACATTTTTGTCACTGATTTGAAAAAATGTATCACTGCCAACAGGTACTCAGCTTCCACTGTGCTCTGTGCAGTAAATGGGCAACTCAGCGACACTGGCTCAACTGAACTGCTTTGATAGTAGTAGCCTTTGTAGTTGCTGTGTGTGAGGTCGTAACTTGAATACGTGGCTTTGTACGAAGTGTTGATGGTGGGTGTATAAGGAAATATTATTCCTGTGCCTTTTAACGGATTTAATATTCCAGGTTCTGGAGCGTTGTACAAATAGTCAGCACCGGGTGCTAGTCTTAGCTTAACACGCCAGTCACCGTTGTTGGGATTTCTACGCTGGTTGGCAATGGTGTTTTGTGCTCGTGCCTTGTCCAGTGTGCCTTGCTTGATGGCAGCATTGAGATTGTCACGTTCGGCTTCTTCATTGGCATTGAATGCAAAGTCTCCGGAAGGAGTTGCCGCCGGCAACGGGTCTGGTGCAAATATTGCCGCACCTTCTGCTTCACGCAGTTGTGCTAACTCGGCCTCATTGGCTGCATCTATTGCTTCATCACCTGAGCCTAACACAGGATTAGGTGCAAATATTGCCGCACCTTCTGCTTCGCGTATCTGTGCCAGTTCGGCTTCGTTGGCTGCATCTATTGCTTCATCACCTGAGCCCAACACAGGATTAGGTGCAAATATTGCCGCACCTTCTGCTTCGCGCAGTTGTGCCAGTTCGGCTTCGTTGGCTGCATCTATTGCTTCATCACCTGAGCCCAACACAGGATTAGGTGCAAATATTGCCGCACCTTCTGCTTCGCGTAGTTGTGCCTGTTCCGCTTCTAATCTTGCATCAATCCCATCAGGATCAAATACTGATTCTGCAACTTCGGTTGGCGGCGGAGTGCTTACACTCTCATTGGTTTCAACATTGGCAGGCACTGACTTAACGTTTGAAGCACCAACTGCAACTCCTAGGTTTGTTTCGGTTTGTTGATTTATAGAAGCATCTGCACCCACAGGCGACTGAACTGCTGTGTTTGTTGAAGTTGTGCCAGTGGTTACAGTGCGTGTAGTTGTGGTTGTATTGGGTACAGTAGTTATTGTGCCGGGTGTAGAGGTTTCGGCATCTATCTTTTTATTGTATAGTTGACTCTGTTGATCTTGAAGTGTGTTTAGCTTTGCATTTCTGGCTTCGGTCTCTTCAGGACTAAGTGGCGGCAGACCTTGCCTTTTGCGAGCAAGGTTGCTGGGATTATCTTTAATAAACTGATCAATTTCGGCTTGTTTGGCAGCGCCTTCGGCTGCATATTGTCGACTTTCTGCTGTGGGAATTTTTGGACCAGCAACTTCCGAAGTAGAGCCGCCGCCACTCACAGTTTCTGTGCTGGTGGTGTTATAGGTCGACGAAGTTTTTGTGCTCACTGGCGCATCTGCTTTTACAGCGTAAGTTGCCTGTGCCACGTTTGGAAGTGTTTCTACCCCGGGCCTAGCAGGTGCGCCGACTACTAGTGCGCCTACCTGACCGTTGAGTCCAATGGCATAACTGTAATCGTTAGGAGGAATTCCAGCCTGCGCAAACGCGGCATCTTCACTCATACCTCCTTGAATTAATTTATTAACTTCCGCTGCTTTTTTTGGATCGTACGGCATATCATTTTCCTATACGATATTTATCGCAGAAATAAACTGGCCACATAATGATAAAGGTTGACAACGCAGTAAAAAGTGTTATAATAAATACATTACGAGGAGACACTGCCTGTGGCAACATCTAAACGAACGGCATCCACCCTGGATCCGTCAAAATCAATATCATCAACCCCCACTGCACCAAAAGTAAACTATCTCAACAACAGAGACATTCTCAAAGAGATACATGCCAGTAAAAACACCTACTGCTACTATGCGGATCCTACTGTAGACAGCCAGTACGACATTATTTTGCCCAGTTTGGACAAAATAAACCAACGCACCATAGCCGAAGCTAGACGCAATCGTGCTGATCGACTCAAGCGTGAAGGCACCATTATGGACCCTGTGAAGATTCCCAATACAGACCTAGTGTTCCGTATCAGTTGCTGGGATCATATCCCAATGGCTGAGAAAAAGATTCCAAAATCTGCACAAAAGAAAAAACAAAAAATTGAGGATCTGCTGGAGTTTGAAGACGAGCCCATTGACGATTCCCTGGACGAACTGCTGGATGACGTGGTGTTGAACCCGGTGCGACAGCGTTTAAACTTCCCGCCATTTGAACACTGGCGCTTAGACGAAAACAAAGAACGGTTTTGTGTGGGCCGCAGTCACTGGCTAGGCGATTTAGAAACCGGCTATTTCAGTAAAGATCACGGCGACATGACACGTAAGTTGGCACACATGTTTATGAAACTGTGCGAAAGATATGCTACCAGGAGTAATTGGCGTGGATACACATACAACGAAGAAATGCGAGGACAGGCCTTGCTACAGCTCAGTCAAATTGGACTACAGTTCGATGAATCAAAATCGCAGAACCCTTTTGCGTATTATACTGCCGCTATCACTAACAGCTTTACTCGCATCCTTAATTTAGAAAAGAAAAGTCAGAACATCCGTGATGACATTTTAGAAATCAATGGCTTGAGCCCTAGTTGGACACGCCAGAATGCTTCCAAGCCCAGTATGGCCGCACTGAGTGGTCCTGTTACCATTACCACATACATTGTGGATAAGCCGGTGGAAGCAACTGAATCAGACCCGGCCAATACCGTTTGAATCTTGCCATAACGGTTGTTTCTCAGCAACACAGGTAGTACAATAATATTTGGTATTACCTTATATAACTATGTCCAATCTATTTAAAAAAGCCGCAATATTCACTGACATACACTTTGGCTTAAAGTCAAACAGCACGTTGCACAACGAAGACTGTTTGGCTTTTGTCAAGTGGGCCACTGCCAAAGCCCGAGCAGAAGGATGTGACACCTGTTTGTTTCTAGGCGATTGGCACAACAACCGATCCAGCCTGAACATTGTCACACTCAACTACAGTCTACAAGCTCTGGAGCACATGAACAACAATTTTGATCGTGTGCTTTTCATCCCTGGTAATCATGACTTGTATTATCGCGATAAGCGTGATATACAAAGTGTAGAATGGGCCAAACACTTGCCAAACATTGAAATATGCAACGATTGGTTTAGTGATGGCAATGTCATCATTGCTCCTTGGCTGTGTGGCGACGATCATAAGAGGATACCCAAACTAAAGGGCAAGTACATGTTTGGGCACTTTGAACTGCCGGGCTACTTGATGAATGCCATGGTAGAGATGCCAGACCATGGTGAGATCCGCAGAGAAGACTTTAACAACTTTGAACATGTGTTTACCGGACACTTCCACAAACGTCAAACCAAGAAAAACATCACCTACATTGGCAATTGCTTTCCGCACAACTATGCCGACGCCGGAGACGACGAACGTGGCATGACAGTGTTAGAGTGGGGACAGGAACCTGTGTATCACGCTTGGCCTGCACAGCCACGCTATCGTGTGCTGGGACTGAGCTCAGTTATCGACAATGCTGCCACACTGTTAGCCAAAGACATGCACGTTCGCGTACAACTAGACATTGAAATCTCATACGAAGAAGCCAATTTCATCAAAGAAACTTATATTAAAGACTATGGACTGAGAGAAATGGCTCTTATCCCAAATAAAAATGCCGGCGTTGACACAGACATGGCGCCTGGTGAAGTCAAGTTTGAATCAGTAGATCAAATTGTCACAGACCAGCTTACAAACATTGAATCTGAATTCTATGATCCAAAACTGTTGTTAAAAATATATCAGACACTATGATCAGTCCCAATAGTAATAGCGGATTTCAACCGCTGCAAACTTGCCTGGTAGGTCAATGTTATCCGCCTGATTTTTTTAGTTTTATTCAAGATGCACGATTAAGATCTATCTTTGAACGGATTTCTATAGAAACAGAAGAAGACTACCAGAAATTAATATCAGTTTTACAAAAGTTTAACGTAAAAGTTATACGGCCAGAAATTTCATCCAACTATGGAATGTATTTGTACACTGCTGATACCGGCCAAGAAATTTATAAGCGACCCCCGATGCAACCAAGAGATGATATGATTGTTATTGGCCAAACTCTTCATGCCATACACAACGGGTTTGGAGACGGCTATGTTGATCCTTGGAATAGTTTTATTGATTCGGTGAACCCGACACAGTTATTAGATCATCGAAAAGATGAAGACGTGTGGAAGAAAGTGGCACCACCTTGTATTACCAGGGTAGGTAAAGATTTGTTTTTTGATTTTTATAGTCATGATCCCACATATCACAAAAAAGACTATTTTAAATTATTACAATCTAAAATTATACCGAATTATTTTAACAAATATAAAATCCACTATGTGGATTGCGGGGGACACAGTGATGCAGTGTTTTCTCCTGTTGTTCCTGGGTTGATTGTAACTTATATGAATCCGTTGACGTATAAAGATAGTTTTCCCGGGTGGGAGGTTATACAGGTGCCCTGGCATTCACATACTGACAATGATCAGGCACTGAGATCTCTAAGAGCAACTCAAGGACAATGGTGGATCAAAAATCAAGAATTAGATCCAGCATTGATTGATTTGGTCAGCACCAAGTTTAATTCCTGGGTAGGATATTCAATGGAAACACAATTTGATGTTAATCTTTTTATGATCAATCAACAGAATGCTATCATCAATAGCCATAATCCTGCTATTATTTTGGCTCTGGAAAGACATGGAATTACCCCACATATCGTTCCATTCAGACATAGATTTTTTTGGGATTGTGGTCTACACTGCGCGACCCTAGACATTGTGCGAGAAGGTGATTGCATTGACTACTTCTAATATTTATTGTGTGTGGTATCCAAGTGGTGGGTTTGGTCACTTTGTCAATGCTATACTAACTTTACACGGTGATAATTTTGTCCGCCCTAAAAAATCTTTGGATTTTTCATCAACTGGTGATAGTCACAGTTTGGATTTAATTGTGCCTAAATATCTTCACGAATGCTGGCCTGGTGGCATTGAGTTTGTCAACAATCAAAACTATTGTGTGCTAATTGATAACGGAATCAACAACGAATCTGAGAATTTTAAAAACACATTTGCCAATGCAACTGTGATTAAAATTTGTTATTCTAATCACAGTTGGCCAGTGGTTGCCCGAACCATGATTGAAAAAGGCATGCAAAGCACCCTTCAACAACAACTACCGGTTGATCAATGGGAATCTGACGAGCCCTGGGCACAACGTGAAAAATACTTTTTGTATTTGCGAGATCATCCACTCCGGCATGTCTGGAAGTCACGGAACAAACATACGCTACTTGACACTGAGTTAGATATAGCCGAATTATACCAGGATTACAAGGAATGTCATGCTGTAATAAATGCTATTGCAAAAACAGATGATTTTTATAGTATTTGGAAAGAGTGGCGCCTGGCAAATTCTAAATATATCGATCCTGTGATAACTGCAAAGAATGTGTTGTCTCTAGCAACAACTAACAACCGCACAGATCTAACACATATTACAGATATTTGGACTCAAGCAGTGGTATACTATTACATCTGGGTAAAGTACAACATTGAAGTTCCGCACAATGATTATTCTAACTGGTTTACAAACACTGCTGATATTGTTAAAATGTTAAAAGAACACGGAGTAGATATTGATTCAAATTAAAAATCTCACTGTCAAAAACTTTATGAGCGTGGGCAATGCCACGCAAGGTATTGACTTTGATCGCAACGACCTTACACTGGTCCTGGGCGAGAATCTTGACTTAGGCGGTGACGGGTCACGCAACGGTACAGGTAAAACTACTATCATTAATGCCTTAAGTTATGCATTGTACGGGCAGGCCTTAAGTAATATACGTAAAGACAATCTTGTTAACAAAACCAACGGTAAGAACATGCTGGTGAGCCTGGACTTTGTCATTGGGGGTCAAGAGTACAAAATTGAACGTGGACGCAAACCCAACGTGCTACGATTCTATGTCAACAACGAAGCACAAGTGTCTACTGACGAAGCACAAGGCGATAGCCGCGAAACACAAGATGCAATTGAACGTGTGATGAATATGAGTCATGACATGTTCAAACATGTGTTGGCACTGAACACTTATACCGAACCGTTCTTGAGTTTAAAAGCCAACGACCAACGCAACATCATTGAGCAGTTGTTGGGTATCACCTTGCTGAGCGAACGTGCAGACGCTATCAAAGAACTCAACCGGCAGACCAAAGACAGCATTTCACAAGAAGAATTCCGTATCCGTGCCGAACAAGAAGCCAACAAGCGCATTGAAGAACAGATCGAAAGTTTGAAACGCAGGCAAGTGCTTTGGCAAAAGAAATACGATAGTGATGTGGCGTACCTTGTGGCACAGTATGATGACCTAGCCAAGATTGACATCGAAGTAGAACTGCTGGCTCACAAAGATCTAGCTGTGTGGACCACAAGGAAACAACAACAAGATGCGTATACCGCTCTAGTTGGTCGACAAACTGCTTGGAAACAAAAACAACAAAAAGATATCAGCGAGTTGGAACTAACTTACAACAATCTCAGCCATATTGATATCACAGCTGAACTACAAGCACATGTAGACTTGGCTGCTTACACACAACGATCTAAAGACATTACTGACCTTGAGAAACTGATTGCCAGGTGTGTTGCCGACGAAGCTCGAGAACAAAAAGTCATTGATAAACTCAAAACCGAAATTGAAGAACTAAAAAATCACAAGTGTTATGCTTGCGGACAAGACTTCCATGACGCCAATCACGAAACAGTGTTGGCAACAAAAGAGAAAGCCCTACAAGAGTCTGCACTGCAGGCGTTGAGTACTAATGGTCAATGGATGGAAAATACAGATGCATTGACTGCATTAGGTGTGCTGGGTGCAAAACCTACCACACACTATCGAACAGAAACAGAAGCTATTCGACATTCCAGTGAGTTGGAAAACATTCAACACAAGATTGATGCCAAACGTGCAGAAACAGATCCCTATGCTGAACAACTGGCAGAGCACACACCTGTAGAAGTTGGCACACAGCCTGTTACACATTACGATACAGAAGCACAGGCAGTTGATCATCGTAGTCGTATGAACACCCTGCTGACACAGATTGCTACCAAAGGCGAGGAACGGGATCCGTACACAGAACAGATTACAGAAATGCAACAACAAGCCCTGCAAACTGTCAGCTACGATGCACTCAATGATCTCACAAGATTACAAGAACATCAAGACTTCTTGCTCAAACTGTTGACATCAAAAGATAGTTTTGTACGCAAGAAGATCATTGATCAAAACTTGAGTTATTTGAATGCACGCCTTACACACTATTTGGATCGTATTGGCTTGCCACACACTGTGAAGTTTCAAAACGATCTGAGTGTGATGATTGAAGAACTAGGTCGTGAACTAGACTTTGATAACTTGAGTCGCGGAGAACGCAATCGACTTATCCTATCAATGTCATGGGCATTCCGTGACGTATGGGAAAGTTTGTACAGCCCAATCAACTTGTTGTTCATTGACGAATTGATTGACAACGGACTAGACACACAGGGTGTGGAAAATGCCCTGGCTCTGCTAAAGAAGATGAGTCGTGAACGCCATAAGAGTATATGGCTTGTTAGTCATAGAGACGAACTTGCTGGTCGTGTAGAGAACATTCTCAAAGTAATCAAAGAGAATGGCTTCACCAGTTATAATACGGATATAGAACTAGCGTAATCATGTTTGCAATTATTTTATCTGTTCCAAGAATTGCCGCATTGCGACCAGCGGCGGCGCCAAGTATCATAAAATCTTTATTGCAGAAGCGTGGCCTTGATTCTAAAATATTAGATATTAATTTAGATTTTCATAGTAACTTTAGAAAATTACATGGAGAAAAATTATTTTGGAAACTTGATGATTACTTTTTTAATTATCAGATTAATTTAGATCAAGATGAACTGAGGTTATACACTGATTGGATGACCGAGTGGGTTTACAGAATTAAAAAGTATAATCCTAATTGGCTAATGGTTAGTGTGTTTACCTGGCAGGCGCAAAGATTTACTAGAGATTTTTTATCTCTTTGGAAACAACACACAGACATTCCAGTTGTTATCGGCGGTCAAGGGTTAGTTCGTTGCGAAAATGGAAGTTACGCTGATCGACCCGAGTTTGCATACGAACTAAAACAAAAAGGATTAATTGCCCATTGGGTAAGAGGCGAAGTTGAAACCACTATAGATTCATTAATATCAGGCAAGTTTGATGCACTAGGGATTGATTCAGATAACTTTGCTGAGAGGAGTGACGTCAACGCCCACGAGTTTATGAACTTTGACGACTTTGATATTAAAAAATATTACAGCGGATATGAAAATGGTGTGCTACCAATGGAAACCAGTCGCGGGTGTGTTCGCAACTGTATGTTTTGCGATATTCCTACTATGCACGGAGGATATAGGTATAAAACAGGTGAACGGTTGTTTAACGAACTAGTACACTACTATGAAAAGTACGGAGTTCGTGACTTTTTCTTTCATGATGCTTTATGTAACGGAAGTGTCAAAGATTTTAGAATATTCAATCGTAAACTTATTGAATATTACGAAAAACATAATCTTCCCGATCGCTATTTCAAATATAGTAGCCACTACATTGTTCGCAGTGAGCAGATGATGCAGGAGCGAGACTATGAATTAATGGGAAGAGGTGGAGCCGAATGTATGGTCATTGGCGTTGAATCAGGAAGCGACCGTGTAAAAGAACATATGAGAAAAGGGTTCACTAACATTGATTTAGACTTTACTATGAAGATGTTTAGTAAGCATGGAGTTAATGCTTATTTTCTTATTATTGTTGGTTTTCCCACAGAAACTCGAGAGGACTTTGACCAAACACTTGACATGTTGCGTAAATATCAGCCATATGTTGCTGATGGTACCATTATAGGTGTAAACTTAGGAACTACCTTGACAATCGAAGAAGGTACTCCAATTTGGTCAGAGTATCCATTACTTAACATAGTAGGAGTTAATGGAAATAGACCCGAGGGACCTGATTGGAAATGTTTGGATAATCCTACACTTAGTTACAAAGAGCGCATTCATCGTAGAATTGAAGCACAAGAAGTAGCAGTTAAGTTAGGGTATACTTTCTGGAAAGGTGACGACCAACTCAAAGTGTTAATGGACAACTATAAAAGTCGCCTTGACCGATTAGCAGGAGTGATTCATTAATGCACTTAATAATTGATTTTGAAATTGGTGACCAGTTGGGCACTCCTTTAATTAAAATTCTAATAGATGATTATATAATCTTGTACGAAGGTCCGGCAATACCACAATTTAATCGTGAATTTGATATTGGCTACAGCGAACACGAACTTAAAATTGTACACTTTGGCAAAACAGACACTGATCATCTTTACAATCCTGATGGGTCAATTGCTGTGGACAAATATGTTTACATCAAGTCTATCACAATCGACCAGGTACGACTGACTGACACTGAGTTACAGATTGGTCAATTTTGGCCAGTATATGGTCTGTCCTACATTTCAGATATGGTAGATTCTGGTCAAGAATTACCTTCGTACATAGCCCCTAATTTATATCTAGGGCACAACGGCACATGGCGGTATACATTTTTCTACCCTTTCATTGATTGGATTATTGAATGCCGCAAAAAAGATAGGCTAAGTCTGGATAATACTATTTTTAAAACTAGTGCATCTGTGTTGCAAGAAGCTAAAAATTTTTTCAAAGATTTACCTGAGATTTAAAAAATGTTCGATTTTAATGTTATTGACGAGTACCAGATTGAAGTAACCACTTACTGCAATGCCGCGTGTCCGCAATGTCCTCGCAACGTCAATGGTGGTGTGCTTAACCCATATCTTAAACTTGAACACCTTCCTAGGCAGGTAATAGACCGTGCGTTTACTGAAGAACTATGCAATCGATTAAGACAAGTGTTCTTCTGTGGCAGTTACGGTGATCCTATTATGCATCCAGAATTCCTGGATATCTTGCGTGACTTTAGACGCAAGTGTCCTACACTTTGGTTATACATACACACCAATGGTAGCGCACACGATACAGAATACTGGACCGAGATGGCCAAGATTATCGGTGGCTTCGGGCAAATAGATTTTAACATTGACGGTCTTGCTGATACCAACCACTTGTATAGACGCAACACTGACTTTGACAAGATTATCAGCAATGCCACTGCATACATTACCGCAGGCGGCCGTGCAGTATGGAACTACATTATATTTGAACATAATCAACATCAAGTCAATCAGGCACAAAAGTTAAGTGTCAGTCTAGGCTTTCGAGATTTTAAATATCGTGCCACTGGTAGATTCTTAAACCACAACACCATGGAAGAATTTTCAGAGTGGCCTGTACAAAATCGGCAAGGACAAACAGAGTATGTTATAAAACCCACTGCTCTACCGCAATACAAAAACAAAAGCATTAATATACTGCCAGATTTAAAAAAACAATACCCAAATATTAAAGAATACTTTGCCAACACAGAAATTTGTTGTGACTCACTAAAAGGCAACAAAGTTGCTATTAATGCCGCAGGACTTGTGTTGCCGTGCAATATGTTAAATCACAATCTTAGTGACGCTAGGTTCCGTGATCAATCTGTGCTGCCGTGTAGTAATGATTTAAGCACAGTGGATGGAGAGAATCAAGTACAAGAATTTGTCAACCGCCACGGTGCTGACAACTTAAACATACATCATCGTTCACTGGAACAGGTGTTTACTAACTCTTTTTGGGTAGACCTTGTGAACAGTTGGAAGTATAATACATTTCCTGAGCGACTGTTTGAATGCGCACTAACCTGCGGCAAGCAGTTTCAAAAGGTATGGGATCAAACAAAAATGAACAAAACATTCTTAATCACTGGTGGTAATCGTGGCCTGGGGCTACAGTTGGTACAGACCTTTGGTGGAACTAGTATTAGCCGTACGCAAGGTTACGACATTACCAAACATGCCAAAGAAATTGCAGAAATAAGTTTAGACTTTGATGTGTTTGTTAACAATGCATTCGACGGTCCACCACAAGAAGACTGGGCTAACTTTGCACAATCACAAATATACATGGCTGTGTACGATGCATGGAAAACAGCAAGAAAAACTGGGCATATCATTAACATTGGCAGCACAGGCAGCAAAAGTATTGTTGCTCCCGAGCCTCGTTTTGAAACATATAGAATTAGCAAGGCAGCATTAGAACACGCAAGTCGTCAAGGCACACAGGCATTTAAACAAAACATTGTACCATTTAAAACAATACTTATTACATTAGATAGACTAGATACAGAACTTAGTCGTAGCCGGCCCAATTGGACTGGCAACGGCGTTAATTTAAACGACATCAGCAACTTTATACAATACGCTACCGCAGTCAGTTCAAATACTGTGATAGAAGAGGCAACTTTTTACGTAAACTTTGATCATAAGGCATAACTATACAGCAAGGATAAATCGCATACAACACATGACATGGTTATATCAAGATACCCCAATCGAGACGTTGCCCGAAGAGTGTGTTGGATTTGTTTACTTGATTACAAATAATCTCACTGGTCGCAAGTACATAGGCAAAAAATTAGCAAAATTTAGCAAAACAACTTACAAAACTGTAAAACAAAAGAACGGCACAAAGAAGAAGAAAAAGATACGATCAAAGGTCGACTCAGACTGGAGAGAGTACTATGGGTCAAGCCCAGAATTGACTTCAGACATCGAAAAACTAGGCACCGAAAACTTCACTAGAGAAATACTTTACTATTGCAACTCAAAGTCAGAATGTAGTTACATTGAGGCAAGAGAACAATTCGCAAGACAAGTATTGGAATCACGAGATTATTACAACGGCCACATACAAGTGCGTGTGCATGGCTCTCATATAATAAACAAACTGTAAGGCAACGATTACGACACTGTGTTGGGCGATGTGGCTCAACTCCATTGAGGATTGGTGAGATACCCAATTCAGACTTGGACGTCAAAGGCAATTGCTAACTTAAGGCAACAAATGGTCGGGGATATGTGAAAAAGATACAACCCCAGCTCATAGGACTTGGATCTATATCGGGTTACTAGGGTTCCGTTGATATGTGAAGCTTGAGTAGGGGGTACCGGTCAACCGCCTCCGCGTAGGAAACTACAATCTCATTACGATAGATGACTGCTATACTCAGATAATGGCGTTTTTTGTTCACCGTGCATACGGTGAACTATGACCACGTAATCTAGATAATAGCTTAAATCGCTTCGCTCAAGAATTAAAAAAACATTGACGAGCAAAGCGAGTCAATAGAACTTCGTTAGAAGTTCTTGAATGTGTTAGACAAATGTATCTGGCCAATCACGAAACAATGCATGTTGAATTGTTCCCGACACAAATTGATTGAATGACTTGTGTTTAGATTCTAGTTCTCCTGACAACGGAGCAACACGTCGAAATGCTTCATCCATTTGAGCCATGTCTCGAAACTCCATCAGTATCATCCATTCAGGCATGTCAGCAATACTACGGAAACCCATTTTACAACGAGTAATACGATAGTCTTCCATCTTGCCTTCTGATTTCAAATGATCAAAGAAACTTTTCATTCCGTTAACCCAGTCCAAGTCTGAGATGTCGCCTTCTTTGTCTGCCCAAATTGTGTATAAGTCTGCCATGTTATAGTGGTCCAAGTATTTCAAAACCTTCAAGGTCCTGTTTGTACAAGTGCGCTTGATCCAAGTACAAGTACTCAAATCCTCGCTCTCTGTAAATTGCACACTCTGTTTGTAAGCTCGTAATACCCAGACGTAGTCGAGGTTGACGATAGTTCCAAGCAAACTGTGCGGCTAATAAATTTTTGTTGTCATAGCGTTTCATCATGGAAAACGCTACTAATTCGTTGTTGTCTCTGTAGCCAATGAGATCCATTCCAGGCTCTGTGAACTGGCTGTCAAACAACGGCATTACACTGCTAAAGTGTTTGTAAATGCAATAGGTTCGGTAGATATCTTGTAGTTGGGCAATGTTGGGTTCGGTAATGTAGAACCAATCCACCCGGGGCTTATATGTTGTTTTTTCTAGATTAATACGTGCAAACTGGTAAGTCATAGTCTGGGATCTTTCCTGTGCTGGAACAGTGCTGTGAGATAGTCCTCGGGCCACGAGTCATAAAAACCTTTTGACGCCATTTGCTGTGCTTTGGTGTTGAGGTCACTGAGACTTTGCACCAGTGCCAGTGCATAAGTGCCTTGATTCATTGAAACGCCGTTGACTATTTCTACATCAGCAGGGTGATCTTCCAACACTAGTATGTCTGCTGTGAGCAAAAACTCACGATTGGCCTGATCCAGACTGGATGCAAACAGTTCGTGTGGCCATTCTACAGGATCGTATGCGTACACAATCACTTCCAGATTGCCCATGCCCCACCTGGCTCTGTTCTTGAGATCGTAGTAGGGATCCGTACCAATGTACACTGCATAGCTATTCTTCAATCGTGCTGATCGCGCATAAGGACAGGGCGGAAATCCGCCCAGTGCAGGATGTGGAACTTCCACAAAGTTCACAATCCATTGTTCAATATCTTGTTTGACTTGATCTATGTTCAGCATGATGTTTTAGAAAAACGGCAGTCCTGATTTTTTAGTTGTTTCTAAATTGTCTTTGATGATTTCAGAAACAGCATTGCGTTCTTCAAAACTGAGATTTAATGCAGCCTCATAACTCAGGCCTCCGCGCATGTACCATACCATTTTTAACGCTTCTGATTTTATTGCTTTGGCCTCTTTGTCTAATTGGTCGACCCATTTGGAAATTTGGTCAGAGTCCAGTACTAGGAGGCGTCCGCGAAAAAA